CGGGTGGGGAGCCAGCTACGACCAAGCGGTGAAGTACCAAGCCTGTCATCTGATCGCGTGCTCGCCCGGCGGCGAGTTCGCGCGCCTCGATCCGAACAAAGAGCCCGACGGCGCGACCACTCTGTACGAGCGCCGTTACAACGAGCTGCTGCAGGGCGGCGTCGTCGGAGCCATGGTCGTGTGATGAGCGGCGCGACCCTCAAAGTCACCGACAAAGACGAGGGCTGGGACGCCCTCAAAGACCGCGTGCTCAAGCTGTCGACGCCCGGCGCGTTCACTCTCGTGGGCGTGCAGGGACAGCAAGCCGCGGCCGCGCATCGCGAAGCCGCCCCCATGACGGTGGTCGATCTGGCAGTGGTGCACGAGTTCGGCGCTGTGATCCGGACGTCCCGCGGCAAGGAGATCGTGATTCCACAGCGCAGCTTCATCCGCGCGACCATCGACGAGCACGCCGCCAAGCTGCAGCGCACCGCGTCGGCGCTGGGGCAGGGCGTGCTGATCGGCAAGTTCCAGACCGGGCAGGCGCTCGAGCTGCTCGGGCAGCAAGGCGTCGGGCTCATCAAGCAGCGGATCGCTGACGGGATCGCGCCGCGCAACGCGGACTCAACCATCGCGCGCAAGAAGTCGAGCACACCGCTCGTCGATACCGGGCAGCTGCGCGGTTCGATCACCCATCGCGTCGAGGGCGGCTGATGGATTGGCAGCTCTTACATGACGGCCTCCGGCAATGGTTCGCAGACGTCAGCGGCGTCGCGCTCACTGAGATCGCGTGGCAAGGCGACCCCGTGGGCATGCGCAGCTACCCGTGGGCTGAGCTCACGCTGCTCGGGCAGTCGGCCGAGCCCGGCACCGACGAGGTGCGCGCCACCGATCTGGGCAGCGACCTTGCGATCGAGGTGGTCGGCAACCGCCGCCTGACGCTCAGTTGCAAGATCGTGTCGCGCGATCAGCGACCGGCATACCGCGCGTATGCGCTGCTCGAGCTGGTGCGAGGGCGGCTGTACTTCCCGTCATCGCAAGCGACATTCCGCAGTCTCGGCGTGGGGCTGCGCGAGAGCCTGGCGCTCGTGGACCTCGGCCGCACCCATGATCAACGCGAGGAGTCGGTAGCGTCGCTCGACGTCGCATTCAACTGGGTGAGCGCCGAGACCGACGCGCCCACCGGGACCATCGGGAGCGTGGTGCTGGGCGGCACGGTGAAGCGAGACCCCGCAGACGTCGACCCCATCATCATCGCCGACCGAGCGATTCCCTAGGAGGCGTACGCCATGAGCAGCGTGTCGGAAGTCGTTACCGTAACCATCGAGATCAAGGATGCCGCTGTCTCGCAGGCAGGCTTCGGCACCCCGCTCATCGCCGGCTACCACACCTACTGGCCCGAGCTCGTGCGGACGTTCTCCGACGCCGACGAGATGACGCTCCCGCCGCTGAGCATGCCGACGACGCACCCGATCTATAAAACGGCCCTGGCGCTCAAGTCGCAGAACCCATGCCCGCCGCAGTTCAAGGTCGGCAAGTGCGCGGGCGCCACGACGCAGACGGTCACCCTCACCCCGGGCACGCCGGTCGGCGACGAGGTGTTCTCGCTGGAGGTCGACGGCGTGGCCGTGAGCGTCACCGCAAGCACGACACCCACCATCGCTGAGATCACCGCGTCGTTGGCTGCCGAGATCAACACTGCCGTACCGAGCCTGACTGCGACGGGAAACGCAACCGACGTCAGTGTGGCGAGCGACGCGGCCGACGTGGCGCATCGCTTCGAGAACCTTTCGCCGAACCTCACCATCAAGGACGACACCCCGGACTCGACGACGGGGATCGCCACCGACCTCGCGGCCATCCGTGCCTACGATGCGGACTGGTATGGGCTGCTCCTGGATGACAGCAGCGACGCGGTGATCACGGCCGCCGCCGCGTGGGCCGAGGCCCAGACCGTGATCCTGTTCGTCAATCCGAGCGACTCTGAGATCAAGAGCGGCTCGGTCACCGATGACGTCGGCAGCGACCTGCATACGGCCGGCTACAACCGGACCGTGACGCTCTACCACGGCAAGCCCGCGCAGTGCGCTGCAGCCGCGTGGGCAGGGCGCATGCTGCCCAAGGCACCGGGCTCTGCGACGTGGGCCAACAAGAGCCTCGCCGGCGTGGACAAGTCGCCGCTCAGCGACAGCGATCGCGGCGTGCTCAGGGGCAAGAACGTCAACTACTATGTGGACGTGAAGGGGATCGGCTTCACGCTCGACGGCCGCGCCGCATCGGGCCGGTACATCGACATCACGCACGGCATCGACTGGTTCGACGCGCGCGTGAGCGAGCGCATCGTGGCGCTGCTCGCCAACAACGATAAGGTCGCCTACACCGACAAGGGCATCGAGCTCGTGCGCGCCCAAGTGCTCGGGCAGATCCTCGAGGGCATCAGCGCGACGCTGATCGACGGCGATGCGCCCTACTCGGTGACGGTGCCGAAGGTCGCCGAGATCAATCCCAACGATCGCACCGGGCGCGTCTTGCCCGACGTCAAGTTCAGCTTCGTGCTGCAGGGCGCGGTGCACAAGGTGCTCATCTACGGGACCGTCCGCACGGCTTTGTAGGAAGAGGTTGCTATGGGATTCAAGGACTGGAACATCAACGACCTCGCCATCAGCCTCAATGCGATCCCGCTCGACGACGGCGGCTATGCCGATGACGAGGTGTTTAGCCTCGAGTGGGACGATGCTCAGTTCCTCGACTTCACCGGCGCCGACGGCGAGGTCTCGCGGTACGCCACCAACAACTTCAAGGCGTTCGTGACGCTGCGCTACGCCAACACCGCCAACGCCAACGATCGCCTGAGCTCGATGCTGCAGGCCGATCTCAGCTTGCCCAACGGCGCCGGCGCCGGCGTGTTCAATGCGCGCGACAAAGAGGGGCGCCTTGTGGTGCTCTCGGAGCGCGCATGGATCACGGGCTTCCCCGCCTACAAAGCAGGCAAGGCGGTGCAGGTCCTCGAGTGGAAGATCCGGCTCGCCGACGCGCGTGGCAGCTTCTTCGGCGGGCGGTAGCCGCATGGCGATCGAAGCCCGCGAGAAGCGCATCGGCGAGCACACGTACCGCGTGACGCAGTTCGGCGCCAAGCAGGGGCGGGGCTTACTGGTCCGCTTGCTCAAGCTGGCCGGCCCGAGTCTCGGCGCCACGCTCAGCAGCCTCGCGCAGGGTCAGCACAAGGAGGTCGAAGCGGCGCTCGCAGCCGGGCTGAGTCAGGGGCTCTACGAGCTGGCCGAGCGGCTGAGCGAGGCCGAGGTGGGCTCGGTGCTGGACGACTTCGCCAAGCAGACGGTCGTCGTGATCGGCGACCGAGAGCCGCGCTTGTCCGACGTGTTCGACGCGCACTTTGCGGGCAAGTATGACGAGATGCTGCTGTGGGCGCGGTTCTGTCTGGAGGTGAACTACGCCAGTTTTTTCGGCGGGTCGAACGGCGGCCCCGGCCTGATCGGTCGGATCCAGAGCGTGCTGTCAGCATCGCCGTCCCCGAGCGCATCGACTGGGACATCCACCGCGTCGCCACCAGCACGAGGTACCGTTCCGGCCTCGTAGAAATCCAAACCGCCTGGTCGCTCGACGACCTGTATGAGGCCCACGACGTGCTGGACATGTACGAAGATCTCGAGCACCTGGCCGCGCGGAGTCGGTCATGACTGTGCTGCGCGAGATCGTCGCGCGCCTGGGCTTCGAGGTCGACAAGACCGGGTTCCAAGCCGCCGAGCGCGGGATCGCGCAGGTGCAGGGGCAGCTCGCCGCGACAAGCAAGAAGCTCGGCGTGGTCGGCACGGCTGCGGCAGCCGCGGGCGGTCGGGTAGCCAGTGCGGGCAGCAGGTTCGCCGCGACGGGCAAAGCAGCAGCTAGCAGCCGGGCGGGCATGGCGGTCGCCGCGACGGGGACCTCCTTGTTCGGCGGTGCGCTCGGCAAGCTGGTCGCGGCCGTGGGCATCACGCAGACGCTACGAAAGATCGTCCAGCTCGCCTCCGATGCCAACGAGACGGGCAGCGTCCTTGAGCGGGTGTTCGGGGCGGAGGGCGCCGCCCAAGTCAAGAGCTGGTCGCAGACGGCCTCGTCGACGCTGGGACGCTCGCGCTACCAGCTGCAGGAGTACGCGGCCGGGCTGGGCGGGATGATCGAGCCGATGGTGCAGAACAAAGCCAAGGCACAAGCGATGAGCACGACGTTCGCTGCGCTTGCTGTGGACCTCGCCAGCGCATTCACCGGCACGACCGAAGAGGAGGCGCTGACGGCCTTGAAGGGCGGTCTCACGGGCGCGGACATGGCTCTCAAGCGCTTCGGCATCACCATGGACGACGCGACGCTGCAGCAGTTCGCGAACACGCAGGGCATCCACAAGAAGCTCGCGGCGATGAACAACGCGGAGAAGACCGAGCTGCGGTACCAGTACGTTCTCGAGAACACCAAGTCTGCGCAGGGCGACGCGGCCCGCAGCTCGGGCAGCTTTTCCAACTCAAGTAAAGCGCTGGGCGGCGCTCTGCAAGATCTGGGTACCGACATGGGCAGGGCGGTCATGCCCGTGCTCGAGCGCATCGTGGCGGGCGCATCCAGAGCGGTGGCGCTGTTCAAGGATTGGACGGCGGGCACGCGCGTGCTTGAGAGCGCCCTGGCGATCCTCGGTGGCGTTGCCGTTGCGCTCGGAGCGCAGATGCTCGCGCCGTTCATCCTGCCGGCGGCCGCGGCGGTCGCGCTGATCCTGATCATCGATGAACTCTTCAACCTATTCACGGGCGGCAAGAGCGTCATCGGCGACTACATCGAAGCGGTCGGCGGCCTCGGCACTGTCGACGAGTTGATCCGAAACCACGCAGCGGGCGTCGACATACTGGCTGAATCATGGCGCAACTTCTGGGCAGACGCCGACACGGCAAAGCTGGAAGAGCAGATCGGTTGGTTCGGGGAGCTCGAGCTCATGGGCGAGCGCTTGTACAACCTCTACGCCCGCCTCGGCACCGCGATCGCCGACTTCTTTTACAACTTGCCCGGCATCGGCGGCAAAGCTAACGGCCTACAGCGGGTGCTGTTCTCGAGCGAGCGCGCTGCCGGTCGAACTGTCGGCGCGGGACTGATGACTCCCGAGCAGGCGCGTCAGCAGGGCCTCAAGGAAAAGGCTGCCGACATCACTGCAGAACGCAACGCGACGAAAACGGGGCGCGCGCTCGGACGCGACGTGAACGCGGAAGCGGAGGAGATCCGAGCCGGCCGAGCGTCACCCACCGCGGTCGGCGGCCCGCCAACGGTGAGCGCACCTGCCGCACCAAGCGGCACGCCGCCCGTGGTCGTGCAGTCGGGCAACACGACCGTCACCGTCAACGTGAACGGCGGCAACCCGGCCGAGGTCCGCCGCGCTGTGCTCGACGCCCTGGCAGCCGAGCGCCGCAAGAGCAACGCAGCGCTATCGCGCCCAGGGAGTGGCTGAGGTGGCGACCCGGCACGTCGAGATCGGCGACATCTGGATCGATGTCTCGGTCCGGGAGGGCCATGCCCTGACGGCCGAAGTGACCGAGCATCCCGTCGAGACCGGCGCGGCTGTGGCCGATCACATCCGGCGCATGCCCGACACCATCGACATCGACGGCGTGGTCACCAACCACCCTGTCGAGCTGCCCAAGTCGCACGCCGGTACATCGCGCATCAATCCGAGCCCGATCGAGATCGAGGGCGAACCGTCGCTTGGTGCGATCGGGTTGGTGCCGGGCGCCCACCAAGCAGCCGCGTTGCTCGGCGCGCTCAAGCTCGACGTGCGCAGCAAGCGCGTGTTCTCGGCCAGCGTCCTGCACTTCACCGAGCCCTTTGACCGGGTGAGCGCCGTGCACGCCGCGCTCGTGTCGATCTTCGAGCGCCGCGCACTGGTCACGGTCGTAACCGGCCTCATGACCTATAAGAACGTGGCGCTGACCGCCCTGCACATCGAGCGCACCAGCGAAGCGGGGCAGGGCCGCCTGAACTTCACCGCGTCGGGGCGAGTGCTGCGCATCGTCAGCAGTCAGGCGGCCGACCCTCCCGATCCGGTCGACGCGCGCGCGAAGCCTAAGAAGTCGCGCGGCAAGCAGCCGACGCAGCCTGTCAGCCCGCCGCCTGCGAGCCTCGTTGCGCCTGGCGACACGGACAAGCAGAGCCTGCTCTCGAAGCTCGGTTCGATCACGAGGGAAGACATCAAGAAGCTGCTTGGGTTCTGACCATGGGCATCCGACTCATCCCAACCGAGGCGTACCCCGACACGACGCAGCAGTCAGAGCTCGACGGCGTGACGTACACGTTTCGGTTCCGCTGGAACGAGCGCGGTGGCTGCTGGCACATGGACCTCTCGACGCTTGACGGCACCCCGATCGCGATGGGCGTGCGACTGGTGACGCGCTTCCCGCTGCTGCGCCGCAACATGCACCCCGAGCGGCCGCCTGGCGAGCTGGTGCTGCTCGACGGCCAGGCGCGCGACGGCAACGCGACGTTCGAGGAGTTCGGCACGCGGTACTGCCTGCATTACATCGAGGCGCGGTCGTGACGGTGCTGTTCGATCGCAAGGTGCGCGTGCAGGTCGACGACTTCATAATCGAGGGACTCGACGTGGCGTTCGAGATCACGAAGTCGCTGTCACCCAAGACACCCAACGCCGCCGAGGTTCGCATCTGGAACCTGAACGCCGAGCATCGCAAGCGCCTGCAAGAGCTCGAGAAGGTCTATGTGTCGCTCGAAGCCGGCTATGTCGGGGGCACCTCGCTGCTGTTTCGCGGCGACCTGCGCGATGTGCTCAGCACGCGCGAGGGCACCGACTGGGTGACGACGATCACGAGCGACAGCGGCCGGCGCGCACGCAAGCGCCGCATCCTCAAGAGCTTTGCTCCGGGCGCCACGGTCGAGGACGTGCTCAAGGCGGCCGCGAAGGCGATGGGCGTGAACCTCGGCAACACTGCGGCCAAGACGGTCAGCGCGAAGATCCAGGGCACGCAGGCATCCAGGTTTTTCAACGGCTATGCGCTCGCCGGCGCCATCGAGGGGGAGCTCGACCGCTTAGCCCGCAGCTGCGGCCTCGAGTGGTCGATCCAGGACGACGAGTTGCAGTT